TAAGACGGAACCATATGACCACCAGAGACACGCTCTCCAAGAGTCGTGGGCCGCGGAATACTATGCGTTGTTCATGGAAATGGGCACCGGTAAAACCAAAGTGGCTCTTGATACAATGGCCTGTCTTTTTGAGGCGGGTAAGATCAACAGTGCGTTGGTTATCGCGCCAAAAGGCGTCTATGATAACTGGGTAAAGAACGAGATACCTGTTCATCTACCGGACCGTATAAACCGTAAGGTGATTCGTTGGACGCCAAGCAAGGGCATGAAGAAAGAAAAAGAGCTAAAGGATTTTATTGTAGAGAAATACAACGGGGTCAAAATGTTTGTGATGAACGTCGAAGCTTTTTCTACGCCTCGCGGTACAGATGCGGCTGAAGCTTTCTTGTACCAGAACCCTGATAACCTTGTCATTGTAGATGAGAGTACAACCATCAAAAACCGCAAGGCTTCGCGGACCAAGAACATTACACGGTTGCGGCGTTTGTCTAAGTATCGCCGCATATTAACGGGTTCTCCAATTACAAAAAGCCCTATGGACTTGTTCAGCCAGTGTGACTTTTTAAACGAAAAAGCTCTTGGTTTTAACAGCTACTTTGCGTTTCAGGCGCGGTACGCAAACGTCCAAAGAAAAACAATGGGCCACCGCAGTTTTCAACAGATTGTAGGCTACCGTAGGTTAGACGAACTGTCTATAAAGCTAGATACTTTTAGTAACCGGGTTCTAAAAGAAGATTGTTTAGACCTTCCGGAAAAAGTTTACACACGCCGTGAAGTAGAGTTAACTCCAGAGCAATTAAAGTTATATACTCAAATGAAGAAGTTGGCTTTGGCTAAACTGGAGAGTGGAGATTTAGCCACTACGGCAAGTGTTTTGACGCAAGTTATGCGTTTACATCAAATATGCTGCGGGTTTTTGCAGCCGGACGAGGGAGAAATACAGCCTCTTGCGAACAATCGCTTGAAGGAGTTACTCGCTATTTCCGAAGAAGTTCAGGGTAAAGCAATCATTTGGGCGTCGTGGACTCATGACATTCAACAGATAGCCGATGCCTTGCGCGACCGTTTCGGGCCCGATTCGGTCGCAACTTATTACGGTGGGACGCCACAAGACGAGCGGCAAGATATTGTCACAAAGTTCCAAGATAAAGACAGTCCGCTTCGGTTCTTTATTGGTCAACCTCGAACGGGTGGTTACGGCATTACGCTGACCGCTGCCAATACAGTTGTCTATTACAGTAACAGTTACGACTTGGAGATACGTCTACAGTCAGAAGACCGCGCCCACCGCATTGGTCAAACAAACAAGGTAACTTATATTGACCTAGTTTCCCCCGGTACAATAGATGAAAAGATACTCAAAGCTCTGCGCCAAAAGATTGATATAGCAGGGCAAGTCTTGGGAGAAGACGCTAAAGATTGGCTGCTTTAGAGAGGCATTTGCGGTATAGATTCGTAAGGATTTTGTTGGTATTCTTGAGCCTCTAACATGGCCAAATTACCCGCAAGTTCTTCTCTTTTTATACCGTACATCTCTAGTATTTGAGGGTCAGACAACTTCTCCAACGCTAGGCGCATGTTAGCTTTAGGGTCTTGGACCTCACCACCTTCTTCAAAGGTTGCTTGTGGGTTTGGTCCGCGGACCGGGGGCCGCAGAGAAACTATCCCACCGTCTGCAAAACCGTCTGTTTTCCTGTAATAACCTTCGCGCATTGGCGTATAAAACTTTGAAAGCTTCCTATCAGATAACGGAACCTCGGCGTCACTAGGATCAAAAAAATACGACCCTCCACGATTTTTTATTGCTTCAGGAGTTTCTTTTGGACTAATGACGCGGTTTTCAAAATCAAGATCAGAAAAAGAATAATCAGAATATTCTTTTAATCCAGACACATCTATTTTTGCAGGACCTACCATGTCCGTACCCATTCCCGGCGACGCCCGAGGTTTGTTCATTGTTTTAACAATTATTGGAACTTCTTCAATTCCTAATTCAATTGCAGCTTGCAGACGATGATGACCCTCACTAATGTTAATGCTACCATCCGATAAAACTACCTCCACATGAATAGGGTCCCTAATTCCTTCATTAAAGATGTTTTCTTTAAGAGTTTCTTTTCCAGACTCTTCAAAATCTTTTAATATAAAAGGGTTTTCGTTAAGGTTTCCACTTTCAAAATCCCCCCCAAACTTACCAACATCATATCTTGGAAAGTTGTATTGAGCTATATTATCCGAAATTGTCTGAGTATCTACATACTCAACTTTGGGGTTATCAAAGGCACGTTTGGGAAAAGGTAATTTTAATTGACGCGCCTCTTCTAATACATCTTTGTTTATTTCTTCAGTGGTTTTATTGTTAGTTTTTCCCTTTAGAATAATATTGTCAATTTTTTGTCGTGGAATTTTTTTCTGTAGGTTTTCAGTTAAAAGCTCCGCTGCAAAGTCAGGAGTTCCTTCTCCAAATAAATTACCGCCCATAGACCCTAAGACATTAGGATCATATTTCGGCATCTTTTCAGAAATGTTTTTACCCACATTAAACACATTTTTTGCGCCAGTTTTTATTCCTTTTGCCAACAACGGGCCAGCGCCGGGAATAAGCCCTATAGCGGTCGCTCCACCTAATGCCGTAATGTAGCCCCAATTAGGGTTTTCCGAAGTTGCTTCCGCCCACAATTCTTTTGCAGCCATTGCATCACCTAAAATAGGCGTCATTTCTGCTACAAACTTAACGGCATCTTTAGCGGTAACATTGCTTATTGGACCAAAGTCATCTGCAAACTTTTTACCTTCTGCCGCATAACCCTCGGCTTCACCACCATCTTGCATGTAAACAGCAATACCGTTGCTAACTGCGCCGCCGTCTGCAAACATCTGTTGAAACTGACCTCCAACTCCCTGTTGAGTTAAAGGCTGCTGTCTTATATTACCTAAACCTTGTATTTGTTGAAACTGACCTCCAACTCCTTGATTCATAACAGGATTATAAGAATCTGCTTGAGGTATCGGAGGAGCTAACCTTTGCATTGTTGAAACAGAAGATTGAGGTAAAACTTGCGCTGGTTCTTCAGGCATAAGAACTATTTCAGGATTGCCCATCATTTGTCCCATCGGACCTAGAGTCATGGGGTCTATCGGAGCAGGTGTCACGGGACCACCATAAGCAAACCCCATAGCCGTAGAACCAAACCCTGACATACCAGCAAGGTTAACGTCCCCTGCGGCTGTTCTATAAGTTTGTGTGGGATCGTTCATAACAGCAAGAGCCGTAGCATTTGCTGCACCACTTTGTTGGGCTCTTTCGTTTGCTGTCTTCATAAAGGCATCAACGTCTTCACCAGAAAACCCGGGGTCTTCAGGAGCCACGGGTGCCGCTCCGCCCTCAAAGATAGGAACTACCCCGGTAAATTGTCCGGGAGACGCGACTCCTGCATATTCTTCCGTCCGGGGACCAGCATTGTACTCAGCTATTGCAGCATTATAGGCGTCGGCGTCGGCCTTATAAGCGCCAAGGTCCGTGTTATACGTGCCAATTTGTGTGTTATATGTGTCAACCAACCCCTGATAGGGTTCCGCTAACGCCTGAAACTCTGTTAGAGCCTTGTTATATGTCCCGATACGGTTATCGTAGTCTTCCATGATTTCAGTGTCATAGTCCGAGTACCGGTATTCAGGTGAAGCGTATTGTGTGATTGCCATAATTAAGCCCCCAAGCTGCCAATGCCGCTCTTTAATAGTTGCGTGGTTGAGTCGTTCGGGAACATGGCTGCGAACCTCTCTCTGTCAACAGGACCCGAGTTTTGAATAGTTGGCCCTGCTGGAGCCGCAGAAGCCTGTTGAACAGAGAGAGGATTACCTCCGCCTAAAGTGGGAACAATTGGCGGTGGAACTAAAGAACCTTGTTGGTTGTTATCGGGACGCGGAGGTGCTTCATACTCTTCGCTAATAGATTTTTCACCCGCAATAATACCATATGGAACACGTCGTCCAATTTGACGAACCATTGGAGAAATAAACTTTTCAAGAACGGTCATTGCGTTATCTTGTGCGTCTTTTGTAAGTTTTTCATTCATTAACGCAGCAAGTGCGTTAGGGTTAGCAAACAATTCTGTCATTTTTTTAATGCGTTGAGACTCTGGGCCACTTAACAAAAACCTTTGCACTAGCTCTGAACCTGTTTGTTCCGCAATCAAACCACCACCCATTTGAGGCAACCCTAACAGACTTTTCAGTTTGTTTTGTACTGCTCCACCCGCAGTCGCACCAAAAATACGAGTATAAAACAACTTTCCTAAACTAGGTTTTTTAAACAAAATGTTTTCAAAATTGTTAGTAGCAAAAGCTTCTTCTACACCGCGCATAGTTTTTATTGCTTTTTGGATTCGACCTAATTCAGTTAGACCGTCTTCACCCACAGTTTCATCAACCAGACCTTTACTTTTCATAAAGTCAGCTAAAGAATATTTAACATTTGCGGGAACACCTTCTATTTGACCAAACAATTGTTTTTGAAGAACGTTCCCGTTAGGTAAAAGAGTGCTGCTTCCTTTTTCAGATTGTCGAAGAGCGTGTTGTATGAGTGCGCTCTTTAACCCAGACATTGCCATGTCTTTAGTGTATTCAGTTCCTTTATAGTTGCTTTCGTTTACCATTCTAAACAAAGAGTTAAGAGCCAAGGTAGGTTTCTCTGCGTTTAACGCTTTGGCTACAGCTTCACTAGGGTCTTCAAACTCAAGGACGTTTTGAAAAGCTTTTGTGTCATATAAAGTTTGAATTTGATCTTCACTAAACCCTCTTTGTTTAGCTTTGCTTGGATTAATAAGGCTTGATACATCACCTAATGTGTTGTCAAAAGCGTTTTGTGCGGCTTCTACGGAAGACAATTCACCTTCTAATTCAGGTATAAACTTAAACAATTCTTGAGTGCCGGGTTGAGCCCTAAAAGTGTCCAGCCTAGCTTGACTAACTGAAAGTCGTTCTATTATTTCATTTGGATTAGCGGGATTTGGAACTTTTTTAACCGTCATTATTTTAGACAAACTATCTCGCAACGCTGCTTTCACAATATCAGTTGTTTCCATTGTGTGAACGGCTTCTTCGCTGAAACCGGCTTCATCAACCAAAAATCTTCCTGCCGCACGAATTTCTTTTATTCGTCGAGATGTAGCAAGGTTTCCACCTTTAAACATGTTGTCTAAAAGTTGTTGAGGCTCCATTATAAGCCCCCTTTGTTTGTCAAAAACTTGCATGTCGTTCAAAAAACTTCTACGAAAAACGTTGTTTCTAGCAAAAGTATAAGCTCTTGCATTATTGTAAGCTTCGGTAGCGTTGTTTTTTTGACCCGTTAAGTCGCGTAGCAAAGCGTCATTAATTTTATCAATTCGACCAGCATTTACAATGTCTCCGTTTTTTCTCAAAGTAGCAGATTTGTTCAACAGACCTGAACGCATTTCAAAGAAAGTTTGCGCGGTAGCTGGATTTCTGCCAACTCCGTTTTGAAAGTATTCTATCATTTCGTCCATGTCGTCGGCGTAACCACCTAACACAGAGCGAAGTTCTTTATTTGCACCGGCAGAGGAGAATTTTAGGCCCCCGGTCCGTGAAGAACGGTCCAACAATTGTAAAACGTTAGGCTGGTTTATTTGACGCCCGTTTTTAGAATAAAACTCGGTTAAAGGATAGCTTGTAACTTCGTTCCAAAGTTGTCTTTCTCGTTTTTTACTTTGATCCACTTGTTTTGTAAGGATTTCATATAAGCTTTCAGATAGTTTTCCACGATTAGACGGTATTTTTTTCCCGTCTACGTCAACAACATCTCTGCCAATAACTTTAATTCCCGCTTCCATGAGGTTGGAAACGGAATTGTCTATGTTGTCAATAATGTTTTGTTCAAACAAACCTTGTTGTATTCTAGCGGACATGGCCAAAGCCGTTGGGTCTCCAGTAGCTGCTAAAGTACGCATCATATTTACTGCGCCCGCTTGCATCTCTTCGCGCCCCCGTCCGGTGGCCGCAGCTAAATCTGTGCTGGATTTTTCAAGCTCGTTCTGAATGACATTGATTGTTGGGGAAAAACTTGTCCCAGCAGCAATGTCGGCATCTCTTGCAAGGTCCTTGAATGTGAGTGTAACAGGGTTGCCGTCTTGGTCTACACTAAGTTTTTCTAGTTCTTCAAAAAATTTAGCAAATTGTTCGTCTGGCGTCATAATTTTGCCGTCAACACTATCTACGGCTTGCAACGACTTGTCCCCAGTAGCCAAAATGGCGCTCTTGATTCTTTTAACAGAGTCTCTGTTTATAGCATTCGTTAGTAAACCGTTAGTGTTTTCAGATTTACCCCACCATTGTTTTACTTTGGAAAAAACGTCTGGCGCAAGACTAACGCCTGCCTGAACAGGTAAGGGTACAATGAACGATCCAACAAGTTCCCCAACAAAGCGAGAACCTTCGCCATAGGGATTGACCTCTTGAGCTATATACGCTCCACCCGCCGCGCCTGCTCCGGAAGCGCCTTCAATTGCCAAATAAGGAATAGGGTTATTCCGCGCTACTTGCATGGACCTACCAACTCCCTGCTCCACTGCTCCTAAAACACGGGTGCTTACGGGTCCTTTTAATGGGTTAAAAACATATCCCGCAGGGTTAAATCTTCCTAGACCAATATTTACACCCTGTGCGCCCGCCCCAAACATAGGGCCCGCTTGCGCCGTGAGCCGTGCGTCATTTGCTGCTTTAAACGCTTTTTCAGAAAGACCTGAGTTTTTTGCGGTTACCTCAAAAGCCTCGTCGGCTATTTTAGCAAATTTTCCACTAGAGACGTTTGTAAAGTTACCTAAAAACTCTAAAGCGCCGGTGGTTGCTTTAGGGGCTTGTTGCCAAGGAGCTAATACCAAGGAAGCAGCCATCACGCCTGTCTCACCTAAGTTAGTTGCAGACTGTAAAGAAGGAACCACCGGAGCAGCTTCCCCTAAAACAAGGTCTTCAACTTTTCCAAACCCCAATGCTCCTGCTACCGCTCCCGCTACCGTAGGAATTGCAATCGCAATGCCTTTTCCAATTAAACCCGGTATGCCCACAGGAGGAATAAAACTTTGTAGGTACATTCCAGTTGCAAAGCCCTTGGCTGCACCATAGCCACCACCAACCGTTTCTGGAAGTGCGCGAGCCGCGGAATATGTGCCTGCCTTTAATCCGGAAAAGTTCCCTTTTTCAGGGTTGTATTTCCCAAAATCACTGACATTGGTAAACATCGTCAAAATTTCTTCTGTTTGGATGTTTCTATCTTCAGGTTTTAAACCTTTGTACCGGTCCAATCTATCTAAAATGGGATGAGAACCATCTTTCAAGCTTTCAAAGGTTAACGGAACACCGCCAATAGCTTCTTGATCTAGTTCTTCATTTGCAATCGAAAGAACCCCTCTTACAGTGTTCTCAAGACCCTGTGTTTCCATCAAGTTTTCAAATTCTGCCACACCAAGATTAATAAGGGATTCATCTGCCATTACTTATAACCCCTTCATCATCTGACGAATTTGATTGGCCAATTGTTCATCACTCTGATCATCTTCGCCAACCTTGCGAGATTTGGAAGTTTTAAACTTAAAGCCTTTTTGGAAAGCTTGTACTTCATTAAACAAGATTTTTAGTTTCTGCATATCTTTTCGGGCAGTTTCAATTACTTTTTGACCATACCCGGCTGAGTTTCCCCCATATTCTGGAAGAAAGGAAGCCCCTAGCTGTAATTGTTGCGCTAAAGTATCCGCTATTGCGTCAAAAGACGCTTCTGCGGCAGCATCTGTTTTAATAAACAAACCGCCCGGTCTAATGTCTTTAGTTTCTTGTTCAATAAGCTCTTGAACAAATTTAAGTATTCTACCTTGTTGATCTCCAGTGTTATACTGCAAGATGTCGTTTGCTAAATTAGTTAAACTTTTTGCTGCCGAAGCTAAGTTTTTAGAAGCATCAGTAGAATCTGCTCCAACTAATTCGGCAAAGCCCTCACTTGTAACTTTGACGATGCTTGGAAATACTCTTGATGCACCAATAACTTTTCGATAATCCACATCAGGTTTGAACCTATTAGGGGCGGTTAAAGACCACGCTTCTGATTGCCTGTTTACCGTACCATCCAAATTCATTATTTCGCTACTAGCTGTCATGAGATTTCGGTTGGGTTTAACTGGTTCCCCTGAAGCATCTAACGAAACCCCTGAAATCTTAGTGTACAAATCAGGATTACCACGTTTTACAAAATCAAGAATAGTGTCAGTTAGTTTTTTAGAAGAACCTTTAACAAAAGCTCCTATTTCTGGGTCCCATACGGGTTCAGAACCCGTGTAATCAAGAAGTTTTTGTTCGTATAGCGCAGTTTCTTCACCTAACGTACCGTTTGCAAAAGCTTCCATTCTTGCAGGGTCTGCTATGTAAGTTAATTCAGCAGTTTTTGATTTGCTTCCCAATGCTTGTATCTTGGCTGCTTCCTGTTCAAGATATAAATTACCCATCTTGTAATCTTCGTCCAGAATTTGAGCGCGTTCTTGTATTGTAAGAACTTTTTCTGCTCTACTATCCGCAGACGCTGTGAAAGAATTTTCAATAGCTTGTTGAGTTGCGTTGATTTGACGATCAATAGCTGCTTCGTCTTTAGTAAATTTACGCAACTCTTCCGCCATTTCTTTTCGGAACTCTTGGTCACTCATCTGTTTCGTAGAGTCAGCTTGACGGTTTAGAACCGCTTGCGCCGCTTGGAAAGCTTGTGTGGACAAGCGAGCCTGTTCTTCTAGGCTTCCACGCAGGTCAGTAAGAGCAACATTGTACTCTTGACCGACTTCCATTTTTGCAAGATCGTTTGTGTTAAGAATGTTGTCGCGTTTAAGAACGTTATCATACGCAAGCGACTTGGCAGCAACCAACCACTCATTTTTAAGTGTGTCGTTTTCTTTCTGAAGCTTGGCACGAAGTTCAATAGCCGTGTTTGAGTTGTCATTTTGAAGCGCCAAAATAGACTTGTCATTAGCAAAACGCTGACCCAGAACAGTGCTTTGGTATTCCTGTGTTCCTAAACGCTCTTTGTTTGTAAAATCAAATTGTGACTGTTGAAGGGTTTGTTTAAACGTGTTGTTTAGTTGAGCCAATTCACTGGCAAGCTGACCGCGCAAATTAATAGCTCGTTCGTCAGTGCTTGCTTGTAGTTCAAGCAGTGTTTGCTGCATAGCAAGCTTACGGTCTGTCATACGCTCTTGAAAAGAACGGTCCGTTTCGTTTTCGCCTTTTGTGAATTTAAATTGTTTGTCCATTTTTTGGAACTGAAAAACTCTTTCTAGAGCATTTTCCGAGGTTTTCCAATTTCGTTCTGCTTCCGCTGCCGCAGAACTTGCCGACCTAGCTAATTCGGATTCATAAGAACTCTCTGCGGAACCGAGCGTTTGCAAATCTATAGCGCGTTGTTCTTGTTCTTGGCCCTGTTTAAACTTTTGCAGTTCACCGGCACGTGCGCTAATGTTACCTAAAACAGGCTGGGCTACTTGAGCCAACCGCTCCGCAGGACTCATTGCAGTCTCTCCGGGAGTTGCAAACGCCAAAGCACCTTGTGCAATATCAAATAACATCTGAGCCTTAGTCATCTTTTGTTGTTCGTCAAAAGCAGCTTGTTGATCTTCCTGTCCAAAAAGATTTTGCCTTAAAGCTTGCTTTTGTTCAAAAATCTCTCCAAGACGACCTCCTAGAGGGTCTGGCTGGACGACACGATTTGCATTTTCAGGATTAAAATACTGAACCGCGCCGCCTTGTCTAAAATTTACCGGGGCCGCTCCTCCCGGAGCAGCCATAGCCATTTGATCTGGTCCCGCCGGGGGTCCTTCCATGTTTACCGTGGACATAATGCCCTCGGCCATTGGACCCTCAATCGGGGTTGTCATTTCTTCTTGAGCTAAACCGCCAATTCCTTGGTCAACCGCTGCCATCTGCATGACAGGTTGTAAAAGTGTCAGGACTGATTCAGGTGTTTGCTGCGAATCCTCGGGACCAACCATTCCGGCTAGTTCCTCGTACCGAGCCTCAATAGGCATCTCATCGCCTCGAATGGAGTTAATCACCGAAGCGTAATCTCCTGCTTCTGCCGCCGCGTCCATTGATTGCATACTTTGTGCGGAGTCCGCTAACATTCCTTCAAGAACAGCCGGATCAAAAGCGCCTTGGTCCGCGGCCCCCGGAGGAGCCATCGCGGCCCCCGGTGGCATGGGAGGAGGACCGCCCATTGGTCCGCCCGGTGGTGGCATCATAGCCCCTCCGGGAGGTGGTGGCATCATCATTGGACTTCCGCCTTCTTGCATTGGAAGTACGCCTCGCCCCATCAAGATGTCTTTCTGAGTCACGTTACCATCACCGCTAAGATCAGGAAAGGCCGCGCCCCCGTTGGCAAACATCTGCCGTTGCATAACATTTCTATTCATCATTAAAATATCCCCGCGTTCCGTGCGCCTGACGCCGCCGCTAATCCGGCTACCCCAAGCCCTAAAATACTCTGGGCTGGAGATACGTTCGGTGTAGTTGTCGCTGTTATGGTTGATTGAGACGACGGTGCGCCTTTGTAAATGTCAGATAAGAATCCAACACGTTGGTAAGGCTCGTAAGCCTGCTGTAATTGCGTTTGACGAGCCGCTTCAATGCCCGCTTGATCTTGAGCTTGGTATTGCTTGCCCATATCGAACAAGAAGCCCTGTTCTTTCTGTGCCATAGCTTGATTTGCTTCGCCCATCTGACCTTGTGACATTGCAATGTCTTTAAGAGCAGAACCTTGTTGTAGCCCAAGTTGACCCGCTTGAGACCCTAGACTTCCTAGACCCTCTGCAATCCGACCTGTCATCTCTTGTCCCTGAAGACCTAAAGAACCCGCCGCTTGAGCGCCTTGCATACCCATTTGAGCTTGTCCTTGGCCCAATTGACCGGCCTGTCCTGCCATCTGTCCTGCAAACTGTTCGCCTGCCATGCCCATTTGACCCGCTTGCGCTGCAATACCCGCTTGGGCTTGTGCGCCAGAAAGCCCTAAAGCACCTGATTGATTGGCCATTTGACCCGCTAACTGTGACGCCGACATACCAGTGCTGGCCGCCAACTGTTCTAAGCTCATGCCGGTTTGTGCCAAAGCTTGTGCGTTGGCCGCGGCCTGCTGTTCGGCAGACATGCCTACTTGTGCCGACGAAAGACCCAACTGGCCCAACTGACCGGCTTGGCCCGCTGCAAGTTGCTCCGCAGAAAGTCCAAGTTGACCAGCGCCTTGAGCCGCGGATATAGCAGAACCCGCCCCTTGTGCGCCCAGAGCGCCCGTAAGTTGAGCGGCCTGTTGACCACGACCTTGTTGGGCTTCAAATGCTTGTTGTGACCGGTTGGCCGCGTTTTCAAACCCTGCTTGACGCATACCAGCGGCAGTTCTGCCCTGTTGCTCAAGAATGTTTCTGCCTAACTCACTCTGCGCTACTGCTTGGCGTGATCCACCAAAAGCGCCAGAACTTACGGCTTGGGCATCTACGCCCTGTTGTTGAATATCTCCGGCACGTTGAATGTCAGCCAATGCCTGTTGAACCGCAGCATCTTCATACTGGTTCATAAATGCGCCTGTACTAGCAGGGTCATAAGCACCGGTTGTACCCGCTAAACCAGCAATTCCTTGTTCCGCGGTCTGTTGACCAAATGCACCAGCTTGTTGTAACGCGGCGGCAGCATCAGAAGTTATGTTTCTTGCGCCTTTGACTGCTTGTTGACTACCTGTAACGGCGTCCTCATAGGCACCGATACCAGCTTGGCCATAGGTTCGAGCGCCTTTTGTAGCACCAGCTAGGTTTTCAGCTAAAGTTCCTTGAACACCTGTTCCACCAACTCGGGCCGCATCTGCAACGCCTTGTGCGCCAGTGGCAGCACCCGCCATACCTTTTTGAGCCGCACCTATTTGTCCCGGTATAGCGTCATAAGCAGCTAATTGGTCTGCCATAGACTGACCAGCAATTTGTTGTGTGTTTAGAGCAGCCTGACCAAGACCCTGTTGAGCCGTTTCAGTAGAAGCTTGTCCATAATCAATTGCATTTCCAATGCCCTGTTGAGCAGCGCCGACCTGTCCCGCAATGCCTTGTTCTGCGGTCCTAAACATGCCCGCAGCGTCAGTTTGCATGGCTTGAGCAGGGACTAAAGCCGAGCCCGTAACGTTTTGAGCGTCACCCAAGGTTCCTGCGGCGGCGTCTAAGTAAGGTTGGTATTGACCTATTCCGGCTTCAGCAAGTTCTCCAGCTTTAAGCTGAAGGGAAGACATTTCCGCAACCATTTGCGGAGGAAGTTGTACACCTTGGTCTGCCAGTGCTTTTGCAGATTGTAGTAAGCCAATCTTATAGGCTTCAATATCGGCGGCTTCACGGACAATCTGTTCTGAAGTATTAACTGCCATTATGCTGTCTGCCTTCCGCGGTTCTCAAGGTTACTCATTACCGAGTACATGTTTTGAATACCTTGTTGCATGTTACCATTACCCATACCCTTAACAGCGTCGGTAGTCATAACAAATTCACCCGGCATTAACATTGCTCGAACGCTGTCTTGGTTAGGAACACCCTCATTTGGCATTATACCGCCAGTGCGTCGAGGAAATATTTGTCCGCCTTCAGCTACGTTCTGTACCAAAGTGGGCCTAGCAAAAGGTCCGGTGGCCGTGCTTACTGCTCCTATGCCGGATTCACCACCAGCAAAGGGGTTTTCATTAGACATTTGGAAAGCAGTAGCGTCGTAACTTTGAATATCTGGCGCTCGGTAAGTGGTTTTTGCTTCGTATTGACCTGTTTCAGGGTTCAAAACAATGTTCCCAAGGTCTGAGATTAAATATTTACTTGGATCGTCTTCTACCAAAGTAGACCCTGTAATTGGATTGCCGTCCTCGTCTCGTCCAATTACGCCAGCGTCTTCTTGCTCTGGGACTTCAAAAGCCCCTAAAGCTCCGCCAACCAAGGTGCCTGCGGCAGCAATAGGTGCATAAGACCTTAGAAAACCGGGCGCGGCTTTTTCAGCCAATAGTTTTGCCGCTTCTGGACCAACATTGGTCCCTAAAAAGTCAGCCGCTGCCGGACCTTTGGGTAGGAAAGCGTCACCTAATGACTCTCCAAACCCTTTCCCGCCGGGAGTAAACGCATCTTTAATGCTTTCTCCAAAACCGCGTACTTCTGGAACTTCTGTCCCTGTGCTTGATAAGGTTGTTTTAGGTTCTAACTTAGGTGTTTCAACTATATCAAACGCTTTAGCCGCTTCCGGGGTCATCCTTCCAGCCTCTACTGCGGCGGCTGGATTAAAGTCACTAAACATTCCCGGACCTGAGTTTGGTGTTCCCGCAGAAAAAAGATTTTCCGCAGTATTTGAAATACCTTGTCCAAGTTGTGCAAACCTTGCTCCGGGAGCAGCTAACTCATTGCCAATAGTTTTAAAGAAACCTTGTCCCCCCGGTAGCATTCCAGTAGCGCCCTTTATAAGACCACCAGTAAGTCCGGTCATAACACCGGCTTTAAGAGCGTCTTTTAAACTACCGCCAGATATTAAAGTTCCAATCCCTGAACCTAGCGCAGAACCATAAATAGCTCCTAATGGTCCAAATGTTCCCAAAACAATAGGTAGAACAATTGGTGCAATTTTCTTAACAACTTTTACAACGCCTTTAATAACGTTTTTGACGCCCTTAACGACGCCCTTTATAGCCTTTTTAATAAACTTAAAGAAAAATTCTGGTGCGCCAGTGTCCGGATTAATGCTGTTCTCGTCAGACCCCACAACATATTGTTCCGGGTCCTCAACGCCTTGGCCTTCAAGAAAAGCAAACAACGTTTCCTTCATCTCTGGGTTGGCTTCTAAAAATGCAGCGGGGATAATTAATTCACCGGTCTGAACGTGGGCTATCGTATCATCGCCCTCGCGGCCCATAGCCGCCATCTTCTTAGTTAAAGCTGGAAATTGAGCAATACCGTCGTCACCAAACTCTTCCGTACCGTCTTCGTCAGGACCGTATATCTCGTCCGCATCTTCATCAGACATTACAAAAGCAGCAATACCGCCTTCGGGAAGTTCTAAGGTTTCATCTTCTTGAGCCGCTTTTGCCATTATCCTGCTCCACCAATAATACCGTCGGGCATGGTTACTTGAACCATTGTACTTCTATTTTCGCTCCCAGTCCATGAAGAACCGCAACTAGGACAGTTTCCGTCAGGGTAAGAAGCAATCTCTTCTGGAGTGTCTATCTCATTTTCACATGTAGCACAATTCACTACGTCACGGCTAGTGGAAGGTCTCCACTTACTGCCATCTGGTAAAACAATAATTGTTTCGTCACTCATGATATAACCACCGTTGCCGTTCCTACTCCGCCGGTTGCAGTGTTGCCCCTTAAATTAGGTGCGTCCGCTTCGGCAATTTTAACAAACCCCATCATTCCAGAGGCGTCTCTATAATTAAACAATTCTCCCGGGGCCAAGCCCTGATCGTCTGTCTGCAAGTTTGTAAGGCTCAAACCCGTGTGACGACCCTCTCCCGGGTTCTGCATTTGAGTCAGATACACCGAAAAAGACCTTACCATCTCAGTCATATACTCTTGACTGTACTCCTTCGGAGGTACAGCAAAAAACGGTAGGACTAAGTTTCTTGACATTAACGCCTCCCGTCCGATCTAGCATCCACTCGCGGGGTGCCAAGTCTCCAGTCAACGCCAGTTGCGTCCGAAGCAATCTTAAAAGCAAAAGATCGGCCTCTTAGTCGTATGTGTATCTGATCGGTAAACTGCTCTACCGGAACCGTTGCAGAACGAGTTACCGGATTTGAAGAAGTCATAGTGTAATCAACGCCGGGAAAGTTACGAGTTTCCAAGGTCATATTAACATAAGGGTTTTCTGCGTCTGACCCTACAAAAGTAACGTCAGGAATTAATCGGCTTAACGAAACAAAGTTGTCCCCTGCGCCCATAGTTACCTGACTGCTTTCGATGTAAGAATCTACAGATACCGCCGGACTTACGCTGCCGTCGTCCTGACCAAACTCGTGATTATACAAGAATCCGTCGGTTGACGCTGCAATTGGAAACTGGCTAATACCGCGGTCCAACCATGCGGTGCGATTAAGATTGCCATAGTACCAAGCCTGCTCAGAGTAGTTGTAAACCACGTATTTATCTATCGAATCAGAAGAGGCTGAAGGGTAAAACCACCAGATTTCAGAGTAGCTAGAGTTAACACCCGTGGTTACTTTAGTAGTTTGTGAAAAGTTAAAATCATTAAAAACATAAGATCGAACAGAACAAGGAAGCTTCTGAACCTGTCCAGAGTAAACATAAAACTCCTCACGACCCATCCAATATACGGAATCGTCAACCGCAATAGCCGACAAAGGACTTGCAATTGTAACATTTTCAGAAATTAAGTTTATGCCGAAAGTAAAAGGCGGTCCAAGAAACTGCATTGCGTGAAGAGAACGATCAGTAAAAACTAAGATTTGTTGTCTTGTCTCAACTGCCGTGATTATCTCAGAACCAGAACCAATCCGTAAATCACCCGCGGTATTAGTAGCTTGCGCTGACCAAACCAAAGGGTTTTCTTGGTCCGAAAACCTAATTAAAAGCGGGTCTTGGGTTCCAATATCGTTTTCTGGATCACACCCAAAGGCAATAATATGCCTGTCGCGGTCAGAAACTAAGACCTGTTTAGCAATTGTTGGTGTAGTGGAATCTGCTCCAGCTAAGTCCGAAATAGCTACCGCTGGCAAGAAAGCAGAGGCGTTAGTTGATTTGTCCCAGTAGAAAATGCCGCCATTACGCGCATTAATTATAAGGTCCTCACCAAAATTATCATGGCTCCATATACGAAGGCGGTCACCCGCAGCACTTATACTTGCTCCCGATCCCCAAGTTCCGCGGGCCCATGCTCCCGCTCCCCAACCCGTTCCTAAAACAGCCGTGTCCAACCCAACATTGATCTGGTAGGTCCCAACTATCGAACCACCACCATTGCCCGTGTCTGAACCATTAGCTGCAATTGGGGTTGCCGCGTAAGCGCCGTTAACCGTTATTTCAGCTAAAGAACCCACTTCTCGGGCCACGATAGTATAGCTGTTTGCATTTATTATAGTAACAATTTGATATTCTTGGTTAAGAACCGCGGCAGTTATCACACCACCAAGAGAAGCAGCACCCGAAAAAGTAACAAAGTCGTTTTCATCCGCACCGTTGCTTGAATCAGTAACGGTTAAAATAGAAGAGCCGTTGGTCGCGGCAAACGTTACGTCGCCCGCGGATGTTGTGGCACGTATGGGGGTAATGTCGTTAAAACCGCCGCCTTCTTCAATGTAATACTTTAAATTAGTGCCTACGCCAATATAATTTGTGCCGTCAAGAGCCACAAAAGGATGAAGGGCCCGGCACGTTCCTAGAAAACTACTGGCGGACAACTTCTGCCATCCGCCAATTTTTTCAGGCGTACCAAATCGAAACCTCACTTTGTCACAGTCGAACCACCCGCCTTCGTTGGAATACGAGGTAGTTTCTCGGTTAACACCCGGTCGAAACTGTAACTTTGTAAGAGGCATTCATTTACTCCACCTAGTTTATAACTTCGGTCTCTTCTTCTGGCTCAGTTGATAAAGAAACGGTCAGCGCGTTCATAAACGCCATGCGTCCCATTTTTAGCTGGTCGATGTTAAAATTAGCAGAGCCAATCTTCCTATCTAAGTCAGCAACGTGGTTCACCATTACCTTCTGGGTGTCATTTAGTTGGTCTTCAGTGTAAGATTTATCGTTGATCGTAATGGTGTTTGTTTTTTTCTCAGCCATTGTGATCTCCTTTCGGGGTTGGGGTTAAATTACCAAGGTACTCCAGATGAATTAGCAGCAGCACGATCTATTTGACCTTGCACTTTTGCTGTGCGTTCATCTTCAATACGTTTCTTAGCTTCAGCAGCAGTTTCATCATCTTTCTTAAGGCTGTCATACACCCACCCAAGAACATCGCTTTCTTTTAGGCTTGCATATGCAATGTAATCTGACGCAGAAGGGTCAGCAGTGCAACGTAGCTTGCCACCTTCTTGCGCTGAGTACGATGGGGTTCCATCGCTTTGTGCAGTTAGCGACCAGTAGACAAGGAATACACCCCCGTCTGAGTCTTTATGCGTCATGTCGTTGACGCTCCACGTTGTTGTTATTGCCATTGTTTGTTTCTCCTTTATGGCTATGTGTTATCCGCAATACATAACGCAAGACACAAGTTTGACGCCTGTGTTGCTATTGCCGATTGTTACTTTTCCGATTGTTTTACTTCTTACGATGTCATCTGATTGTACTTTAGCTGTGCCATCGCCGTTGCTCTCAAGAAGATCACCACCAGAACAAGAACCTGTTACTTTTACAGATGCAATTCCCACCGATACAACAAACAACTTATCGTTTTCATCAAAGTCATCTACAACCCCATATACACGGGCATCGCCAACAGAGTCTGAAACCTTTACCTTTGCGTGGTCTGCTCTTGTTTGACCTGCTTTGGTTGAGTCTGCGGGATATGTATCCAACTCATCTATAGTGCTAACAACAGTTCCGACTGCTGTATTTGTAGCAATTCCAGAACTTTCGTGTCGGCCAGCAAAACCATTATAACTAACAGTTGATCCAGAAACCGATATACTACCTTCTGATGTTCCGTTTTGTCTAAGATCGACTATTGTGCCATCATTATTCATGCGGTTGAAATAAGCTACGACCTTTTGATAAGCGGCAGCCTCAATGCCGCCACCGCTATCAAGGTTAATTCCCGATGCACTTCCAGTGTTTCCTGCAACGCTTGGGTCGCTTGTCCCAATATGAACTATGCTATTACTACCATCCACGAACAAACAATTAGCGTTGCCGTCACTCTCAACACGGAAGTCAGCGTCTACACTAGCTTCGTTAAAAATCACCGAACTTCCAGCCGTAGGAACAAGAGTTATATTTGAAGCGGATAAGAAAAGAGGATGATAAGCCCCGCTATTTCTGTTATAGCTCACAATATCAGTTGCACTAGATGTGGCATTTAGCGAAAGCTCACAATTCTGCGAAGACTCAGCAACTTTAAACTTTGCCCCACCAGAGGTGTTAGTACCACCGCCAACAAGGACCAGATTAGCCCCTGCATCCACCATCAGCATATGAGTTGCACCGTCACTCTCAACACGGAAGTCTACGTCTGCGGAATCTTGATTAAATACCGTTTCAGATGGAGAATGCTCTAAACGCTGTATGGATGTCCCATCCTTAAATATATAATGTTGAAATGCTCCATCTTCTGAGCCGTTAGAAACATCAGGTATATAGGTTATTATTCTAGAATAATCAATTTCTTCTCCAGCATCATTTTCAGCACTAAAAACTATTCGTCCTGCATTATCATTATCAGCAGGACTAGAAGAGTTACGAAATAAAGTTAACTGAGGACCACCACTACTATCAGTGTCAGTCGATTGTAAGATTAATTGCGGTCCATTGCCACTGTGCGTCATAGTAACAACTTGCTGAGTCATTGTAATGGTGTCTGAACCACCATCTATAACAAATGCATTCGCTTGTGCATTAGTTTCAACACGGAAGTCTACGTCTGCGGATTGATCATTAACTGAAACTTCACTAGCTGTAGTTTTAAATGTTTCTACATTACCTGCAATAAGTCTCATTTCATTTGCGTTTGAGAACTGAAATTGTGTATCAGTATCCCCTGTGTGAATCAGGTCAGCATTTAAATATATAGCATTGTTAAATATAGCAGAACCAGCGTCACTCATATCAAGGGTGAGGGCGTCTACATCACCACCATTATCATTGCCTCGAAAAACAATATCAGCATCTTGAGCAACTGTTTGAATACGCAAACCACCACTGACTTGCGTAAATCTAACATACTCTGAGCCACCATCTTTTAAGAATACATTTGCACCATCAACATCAAGGACGATATCGCCAGCTACATCAACCACTAGGTCGCCGTTAGGTGCTTCCATCCTTCCGTCTGTACCATTTGAATATATAGCTAAATCGGAACCACCACCAAAAATGATCCTGCTGTTGTCAGAAAGTTTTATGTCGTGATTAAAAATAGCTGTACCAGCGTCAGACATATCAAACTCTACCGCAGTCACCTCACTGCCACCATCATTACCAATTATTAGAATATCTTTGTCAGCAACTAAACTTTGAATAAAGAAATGAGAAGAAGAGTTTTTTAGTTTACCAAAAGTTACAGAGTCATCGGCTAAGAAAATATCTCCACCGTCAGCATTAAGTAAAATATCCCCTGCAACGTCTAGGGTTAAATCGCCAGAACTTACGTCAATTTCTTGACCATCTATTGTAATATTATCTACAACCACACCAGCGTTGGCTGTGACTACGCCTGTTACAGCAAGGGTTTCACCGATTGTGGCTAATCCGCCAATCGCCACATCATCCGTAACCGTCAGATCGTCTTGAACCTTGAGATCAACAACAGACAAAGAGGCAAAAGCATCAACCATTGCCGCGCCAGAACCAGCGCCATCTGAATAGATGGCTTTAGTGTCGCCCGGTGGGATTGTAATGTTAGCCCCAGACCCTTGGGATATAAGGATGTTCTGTGAACCAGAGGTTCCGTTCTCAATAAACCACAACTTGCTAACCGTGTTAGGTGCAATTGTAATTGTACAGGCAGAGTCCAACGTACCAGTGTACTTCAAGAACATTGAGCGTCCGGGATCAGTGGCCCCATCCGCAATCGTAGTTGTGTGCGTGTCGGCGTTTGTTGTTATGGCTTCTGTGCCAAAAGAGAACGCTTCCGCAATTAATTCTAAATTTGTGTTTGTTGTGTCGCCCCAAGTACCAGATTGCTCGCCCGTAGCGATTTCTTCTAATCTTAGGTCATTTACATATGTACTAGCCATTTTTTAAATCCTTACGCTGCAATTTCGGTGAATCCGGGAGATTGAGACGGCGTTATGCTACTATACCCCGGATTTTGATCTGGGACAATACTTCCCCAAACAAGAACTCCCTCTGGAGATACTGAGGCCGTAGCTGAAAGACCCGTAACGGGTACATCAACGTCAATTTCAATAAGAGCCCCAACATCTCCAACTTGCCCCGTTCCCGAAACCCCTGTTACACTAAATAAGGCAGTTCCCGTAACCGTCACCGCTCCGGGAGAACCCGTTGCAGCTATTCCCGTTACAGCCACACTAGCTGTTCCTGTGACAGAAACTGATCCTACAGAGCCCGTGGAAGTTAACCCCGTAACGGGGACAACGGCAGTTGCCGCAACAACAACTGATCCTACAGAACCCGTTGATCCGGGTAGAGCCACGTCGTTGCCCCAAGTGCCACCATTCCAGCCTTGACTAGAAGAGTTCCACCCTAAATAGGCAACTACCATGTCGGCCATTAGGCTATCCGAATAATCGCGTTGCTGGCGTCAGCAGTGGGAAAAACCACCGTAAAAGTACCGTTAGTTGCTGTTTTATCTGCACCAAAATCCAGAACAACCACTGAGGGATCGCCTGAAGCTGAGTCGTTAAATATCAAAGCGCCGCGAGCGGTAAACGTCGCAGAACTAAAAGAAGCATCCGCAAAGTCGGTGAGAGCGGTAGTACCCGAAACCGAAGGATTAACCCGTGTTAGGGCCACACCCTTGGCAGAGTACGCGCTTCCCGCAGTGTTGGTTATTTCGTTGGTTGAAGTGTACGCAGTAGTTGCCGCTGTAAAAGTGGCACTATTCGTGTAAAGAGCTAAATTAAACGTGCTGCCCCCACTGTTCAAAAAGTTGTGCTTGGCCTCAAGAAGTTCTTGCTTAAAGCTCGTACACATGAAGTTACCATTAAAGGCCATGTCACAATCTCCTAATAAGTGACGCAAGCTCCGGGTGTCCCGCGTCGGTTAGTGCATTATATACAGTAGTTCTGTCATTTTTAACAGCTTCTGCTAAATAAAATTCTACAAGCTTAACAATGTTATCTTTAAAAGCACGGGCCTGCGCTTGTATAGCAGGGTGTGCGGTGTCGGAAACTGAGATAATTTTGTCAGCGCAACGTTCTGCAATTTCCTCGGGGTTAAACCCACGACCGTTTGAAGTATGAACTTCAACCGCAAAGTCCTTGGAAAGACCAATGTCTAAGGCTGGGATATTCATTGTTTAGGTCTCCTCACTACTCCGGTGCGGTATTCATCCGTGACTTCTTTAGATTCTCCAAGTCCTTTCATTCCCATAATAGCCTCGGCAAACCTCTTTTCATAAAGAGCCATCATGTCGGCATCACCCTTCATGTAAATATAAGCCTCAACAAGACTTCCGTAAAGTATGGCAATAGACGCATTTTCACTCAGCCAAGTAGTGCCCGTTCCAGCCAAGGTGGTTAAACTAGCCGGTCGATAATAGTAGTGAAGTTCAACGTTAAAGGCAGAGCTTGGCGTAGGGGCTATGATAAAATTGTTTATGTCAAAAACAGCGTAATATCTCGGGTTTCCTGTGGTCGCGCTGTTAGGAGTAAACGATTGTATAAAATCTGTGTCTTTAAAGTCTAAAAAAACAGAGTCACTGCTTGAATCAACAAAAGATAAAGAAAATGGCGCAAGAAAATCACTAGGACAAGCCAAATATTTGTCGGAGCTTGACATATTTCCTTCTACATTTTTGCGAAACAAGTTGAGTTGAACGCTTTTTAAAATACGTTCTTCTGCCTGTCGTATAAAAACCGGCAAGTTATTTACAAACGTTGTCTCATTGTTGTCTGCAAAGTCTTGGATCGCTTGTTTTAGTTCTGCATATGTAAAACTCATGTTGTTACCACCGATACCGTGCCCACACCGCCCTCTAAGGCAGTTGTTATGGTTAATTCAGAAGGAAGTTCCGCTGTTCCACCACTTGCCCAGTTGCCATTCCCCAAGTAAACAACGCTATTTGTAGTTATAACCAAAAACGCACTGGTAGGGTTGGGAGAGTCTGGACGAGCGTTCTCCAACGCTTGAGGATCAACAACTTTTCTAAAAGGACCAAGTTGAGGCTGCTTGGGCTCGTACTCATCTTGACCAACAAGTAAGCCATTCCACTCCCGGCGCATGTCTTTATACCGATACCGGAACCCGGACCGATCAGATATTGCATAAGCTTTTTTTCCAGAAGCAAACTTGGCCATTAGTTTGTCCTATAATACTGATAGTTTGGAACAACGTTAAAAGAAGACCGATCACGATCTTCTGTTGCCGCACGGTCAAATTCTTCTTCATACATAGCTTTTAACATTTGAACACGGTTAGGTGCGCGTTTTAAAGCAATGTAGTAAGCCAATCCTGCCGTTAAACAGGGGTAAAACCTAAAGGGAAGATCAAGCGTGTTAGTGTAAACGTCCGCATCGTCCATGCGGGTTAAAGCATTGTAGTAAATTACGTCTGTTGAGTTGTCTGGAACAGGCCAAACGTTTAAAACAGGCGTGTTTTGACGATCTAAAAAGAACTGGTTTACGCGGCCTTGCGTTGTTTTGTTCGGAATTGTTAGAAAACCATCCCTGCTTAACCTAGTTAGCGAGTAATCAGTGCTGTCCCTTTGTACGACAATAGACAAAATGTCTATTACATCCGCACTAAGGTCGTAAGTTCCGTCCGCCGCTATTGTTGTGAGGGTACGTTGCTTAATAGTCCACTGATTAAGGCCCCTATTGGCCCACTCTGCGAGCAAAAGATTGAGAGAACGCCGAGCAGACTTTAGGTCGTAACCAGTACGAACCTCTAAACCACATCGCTCAAATGCCTCTTCAACATATTCAGCAACATCCGGTTCAAAATCTTTGCTGTTAGAAAGCGTCATTTTATTCCTCGTTATAAAGGTTATCAAAAACCTTGTTAACATCTAGTGTGTAGTCTAAATCAGATTTAGAATAATGTATATGCTGAGATGGTTTAAAGTCCGGAGCGCCTTCTCCCGTCTGAAACCACGCAGGGTGCGTTACACGAACACGATTGTTAGGTAACGCCACAATATTACCCGTCCATTCCCCTGCATCTAATAGTTGAAGCACGTGGTTTTGTTTGTGTTGTGCCGGATCATCAGCAATTTCGCTATCAGTGTAGTCTACCGTGAACAAATACTTTGCAGGGTGCATTTCACCGTTTATCTTAGCCATCCACGGACAAGGCGTTGTTCTGTCCATAATGTAAACAGAGTTGTAATGAGACGCGCAGTCCCAAGGTTGTGCGTCGTAGGTTTCCATTGGCTCGGGCCATTCTTCTAAAGGAATATCACCAACAAGCGCAGTTATCGGCATACGCGCCCACATAGCTCCACCGTGTACGGTGTCCTCTTCTTCCCCTTCGGCAGGGTTTCCAGTAAATACAACCTGAAAACTTAAAGACCTGTTTGGTATTGTTGTCACACCAATAACCATAGCGTGTAAAAATTCGCCGTGGTACGCCTCATGGTTATGAGTGTATTCACGACGAACCCATGCCTTAAAATAAGGTATATTGCTATGCAAATACGCCATCTATACTTTAAACAACTTTTTTACCTAATGCTTTAGCGGCTGACTTAACTTGAGCTAACGTCATTGCGGGGCTCCCGCCTTTTGACATACGCATCACTTTTTTACCACCAGCGGCTCCGCCTTTTGACATACGTCGAACTTTTTTACCGCCTGCGGCTCCACCTTTTGACATTTTCTTAACCTTGCCACCGCTACGGTAACCTTTGCTTTTCATAGGTTTTTTCATGATACTGATCCTTTTGTTTTTTTACGTTTGCTTCCTAAAACTACGCCACAACCTCGGGCTACTACAGTGCCGGGAGGTGTATTCCCACGAAAAGCTCTTTTTGCCCTCGTTGTGGAAGGTTCGCCGCCCTTAGACATCTTTGTAACCATAGCAGCTTTTGTGTTTTTTACAACTTTTTGCCCCTTTTCCCCGCCTCGCTTCTTTTTCGCGGCAGTAGCACGTCGTTGTTCTTTGGTAAGAGACCGTGCCTTGCTTTCAGGCAAACAACGATCTGGTTTTTTCTTGTTTTTAGAGGTGCCACAAGGTCCTTTTATAGAGCCGTCGGACCCTATTCTAACCCAGTTTTGGTCGCGCCATTTTTTTAACTCACCGCCCACTTAACTTTTCTTTCTAGGAGAGCGTAACATTGTTTTAAGAGTTTTAGCCTGTCCGGCATGAGTCTTTGAAGCTTTGTTCAAACCCCTTACAACCTTTTTAACTTTTCGTTTGTTACCTTTACTTAGCGTCATCCCTTTTTCCTTTTACTTTTCTTGGCATAATTGGGGTCTTTACAATACTTAGACGCTGCCATGTTTGCATACGCTGAAGGATACGTGTCAAAAGTACGTTTAGCCCAAGCTTTCCCAGAAGGGCATATTTTACTGCCGGTGCTTTTTGAAGAAGCTTTTTTGGATTTGCGCGAGTAAGCCATAACGTTAACCCAAAAGCTTTCCAACAAAGGGTGCGATTAAAATTAAGACCGCTAATCCCCAAAGTTTTAAATCAAAAGCTTTTAAAGAGCTTTTTTGGTCAGACAACTTTTCTTCAATACGTTGATAACGTAAATCACACTCCGCTTCGTGTTTTTCTAATTTAGCCAAAAGTTCTAGTATCTTCATTTCTTCGTCACCATGCTTTACAGGACCAGTATCGGGGGCTGAATTTGTCTTTGGCAGTATCGCATTTGTGTCTGGCTCTAAAACTAGAACGTCTAGCGGGCTGGTCTTTTTTGATAGACATTTTTGGATCACCAAAGCGAACCAGTTTAACTTGGTCTCCTTTTTTGGCAAGGACCGCGCTCTTTTTTGACTTTCCCGGAGTTTTTTTAGGCTTGTTGTATCCGCCAAAAGTCTCACCCCTGTATGTCAAACGCCCCGAAGGAGTTCTAGTTACGTTTTTTGTACTAGCCATTGGTTAGTCATACTTTTTACGCATATACAAAACAATTGTATAAGTGTCCGCGCCAGTATGCCCTACGGTTGTAAAAGCAAGGTCCCCAGTTTTGCCACTTCCCGCGTTGTTGGTTAAACCACCAAAAACGGTATAGTCGTGGGAGCCGCTCTGGTTTTCGCCAAGCTCAATGCAAAATGCGTTCGTAGTCGCATCCCACAAAATTTGAACCTTCATGCCAATACATTGCCACCAAATACGCTCAATCACAACGCCCGTACAAGCGTCACCGTCCACACTGGATGATAAGGCAGAAACATCAACCTTTGTAACGGCAGACTCTCCGGTCCCGTCGGAAACATTAGTGAACTTCATAACGACCTGTTTACCGCCGTCGATCAGCGTTTGTGAGGTTACAGCATCCGCCATATTAATCTCCTATAAAATATAGGCGGGGCGTTAGCCCCACCAGATTAATTACGCAATTTGAACGTACTCAATGATGAACGTGAACGATCCTGCTGTTGTAGCATCAACTGTATTAGTGATGTTGCAGAAAATAGTTCTTGCGGTGTCTGTATATTGAACGGAAGCTGGGGCTGTTGTGCCATCCTGTGTCTGAAGAACTAATGCAGTCACCGTTACGTTGTGTACAACAACGGTTGTACCAGCATCCAGTATTTCGTCTGTCTGAGCCGCAACAATTTGTGCGCCAGAAGAAGATGTACCAACTTCGTAACCAATATCACCTTCTCCGATAATCGGAGCAACGTCACAAAAAATCTTAATGTCAGTGATGATTGTGTTCGCTGGTTGTGTAAACTCACCGATAGTCGGGCTATCACCCGC